TTACCTACGGAGCCAGTCTGCTTGAAGAAGAACGAACGAGTGGCGAAGGTGTCGGGTAACTGCGCGATTGGAAGCCGCCCGGTGCTATCGAGACCCGCTACGCCGTCGGCTGCTCCGATGTAAGTTTTTGGAACTACAGCAGTAAAGTCTACGTTAGCAAACTCGAGACCACCGCCCGTAGAGTTAATACGCAAGAACTGGAGGGCGTTCGTAGTTCCGAAGGCGGGGATGCCTGTGTCGGGTGACGTAAGGAGCCAGCCTGTACCGTTGTAGAATTTTAAGACGTTTGGACTAGAGGCTGTGTCCACCCAGAAGTCACCGGCGTTTGCCGTCGTAGGCTCAGAAGCCGAAACGTAGACGCGGCCACGGTTGGCGAGAAGTTCCGTTACACCCTCAACTTTAGCGCGGGGAATTTCTGCATCCTGTACGGCTAACTTTTGGTAAGGAATAAGCCCATCTGCGTTGGTGAACTTATCCTCGGTCATTAGACCTGAGACCCGGACTTGAGAAGTGTCTTCTACGATAATGAATGTTACTAGGTCGTTCTCAATCAAAGCGCTCGTGAATGTGATTGTCGAGTTGGCAGGCTGTTGAGTGTAGTCGTTTGTACCGCCGGAACGCTGCAACACGCCGTTTCGGTAGACCAAGACTTTTTGATCTTCGCTGTGAACAAAGGGGAACACCGCCTGAGATTGGCCTGCGGCTACGTCTTGGCGAGTAAACCCGCTGTCGTTGGCACTTTGCACTTTGTAGATAGTAAGAACATCGCCATCAGCAGTAGCGTCGTTAAGCGTAACTGAGTTCGCACTAGCGGAACTGGTGTAATCGTCGGCTGCAAGCAAGGCGCCGTTTAAGTAGATTACAATAGCATCCGCTGCTTCGTGAATGAAATTGAATGTGACAGCGCCAGCAGAATAAGTGACAACGCCAGCGTCGTCAGCAGCGCCGATCACTAAGTCTTGTCGAGCGGAAAATAGTGGGGCACCGATTGTACCTACGTCGCTACCTGCTGCGCCTCGTATCTCAGCTACGGTTGCCAGAGCTTGCCAGCCTTGTTCGGCTTCAGTGTATTCACCGACGCGATACTGCAAACCTTGAATGGGGTCGTTACGCAATTCAACTGGAGCTTGGAGGATACCTTCGTTGTCGAATAGCTTACGCATCAACTCCGCGAGCGTACTGTCGCCCAACTCAGAAGAGTTAAGGTAACGAACAATGTTCTCGATGTCTGCGCCGATGTTGCCGCTGGACGTGTGGTTGCCGGGATATAGAACCTTTAGACGGGCCATTTTAGCGCTCCTTGTGCATTAGAAAAGCGAACGAGATGATAGTGACTTCGCTATCTACATCTTGTTCTTCTGTTCGGAAGCGAAGACGAACGCCACGAAACAGGTGATTGAATGGAAATGTGAAGTCGGATTTCAAAGGGGCATCGCCCCAATGGGGATCACCCGGTAGGCGATCCAAGTTTACTTCGATTGAACCCATAGGACGGTCATCTTCGTCAACTGCGTCGATGAAAAAACGTCCTTTACCCGTGGCTTGTAGAACCAGAGTGTGCGTCCTCTTTGTTCCGATAAAGTCACCAAGCCAAAGAACGGGGGTCTCCGCAACCATAGGTGATCGTCTGAGATCGGCGATGCCGGTTTCTTGTTGAAAGGCCCGTTCAGTAGCTTCGTAAACGCCATCGGCAGTGCCGAACATCAGGCGACCGCCCAGGAACGTGCCGCAGCGCGGCAAGAGAGTGTCACCAAGCTGGAAGTTACGCATCTCGTAGCCGGCTCGGAAGTTCATAGACAGACGAACAGTTTGAGTGCCGCCAGGTCTGGGGAAGAAGATGTGGTAGACCAATGCGTCAGGGTCGTAGACCGCTGAGATCATACGAGGGTCGGGAGTGCTCTTGACCAACTCCTGATACAGCGTTTCGACCTCATCAGACAAAGACGCTTCAGCGATTGTAATACCGTTTTGCTCAGAGCGCATAATCGAGTGGATGCCGCGTCGGGAACAAAACAAAAGGTCTGAGCCCGCGTTGACGACTGTGTTGTGCCCGATGCAACCGATGCGTAAGTTCGCCCTGCTATCTAGCTGCCACTGCTCGAAGTCGGGGTCGATGACGTAAACAAGCGTTTGGTCTTTGGTGAAAACCGCTAGACGGTTGGCCTCAAAAGTACCAAGACCCGTGATCTCATCGGCAGTACCAATCAGGTTGGAAATGTCGATAAAGCTGGCGCGAGTAACTTCCTCTGTAGGGGCTTCTTCGTTTAAGAAGATATCAGGGTTGTCTACGCGAGAAAACTCAATGGTCGTAGGACGATCCTTAAAGCCAGCAACAGCTAGACGCCTCTGGATAGGGACGCCAAAGGAAGGCTTGATGGAGGCCGTAGACGTAGAGAACTCAAAGCCGTCGTAGCGGTACATCCTAGTGTCGTCTGAGAAAATGTGCACCTTGCCTTTGAAGTTCGTCATTGTGACGATTGCGTCCTTGGGGAAAGCCCCGTCTACTCGGTGTCCTCTATCTGAGGCAAGGTGCGTCTCCGCTGCATCTTCTTCCGCAAAGACAACGCCTTCACGGTTATAGAAACGCAACGCTTTCACAGGGAAGCGGTTGGAGCCACTGTGCAAGAAAAATTTAGGATCGCGAATAAGCTGGCCACGATAGTCAACGTAACAGTTGTCTAGGAGCCAGAAGTTCTGCTCCTTCTGACGCTCCATCGCCGTGATGTCACGCGAACGGTCAATGCCACGAAACCCGTAATAGGTCGTGGCCTGACTGTTTATCGCAATGGGAGCATACGTTAATCGTGCCATCAGATGTACCTTGGGTTGCTTCCGCCATCCATGACCTTAGCGAAGTAACGCTTATTGCCATCTAGCCTTGTGAGCAGGATGTCAGTCATCGTGGCCTGATACATCTGCAAGAACATGATGGCCTTCTCTGACCCCTGTTGAATAAGGTAATGAGACGTAAGGCCGTCAATCATAATCATATCAGGGATCGCACGAAACTCTGTTGGATCATTGTAGTAATCAATGTCTACTTTTCCATCGTGATAAGGGTGCTTACGCACGTCCTCAACCACACGGTTAGCAAGCTCTATCATCATCATCATAACCTCCCCATCCACACGGGAAGGAGAGAAGTTACCTGCGCGAACAAGAGCCGAGCGCACTAAGTCTTCAAGCGGGCTGAATTTCTCTCGGCCCGCCGCAAAAGGTTTTTGTACGCTCTTCTCAGCCATTATTCGTCCTCACAACAAATGACACGGCCCGACCAAATGTGGTGGTGCAGCTTCGCAAGGTCCGATACTTCACGCGGCACACGCCAGTGAACGTAGGAACGCTCCGCATCCCAGCGACCAGAGACACGGACATTATCTGTAATCCGCAAATCAAACGCTCCATTCTCAGGCTCGGAGGAAACATAGTAAACAAACTGTGACTTGTTCTCGTTTTTAGGAGCTTTTTTCTGGCGAGCCGTCTTGGATGGAGAAGGTTCTTTCGGAGCCTCTTCCTGTTCAAATGCTTCGTTTACATCTGGCGTAGATGGATCGTCGGCCTGATAGTGGCCGGTTGCTGTGCGTGCGCGTTTGCGTGCCATTGAAGTCTCCTAAGTGGTTCTCACTATTTATGGGCGCAAAGAGCTCTACTGTCGTCCCACATAAAAAAGGGGCCACCGAAGCAGCCCCTCCTAAAAACTTCTGGATTATCGCTTAGGCAGCGACATCGTTCCAGTTTTTGATGTAGGCGTGTGTTTTGTCCTGCAACATTTCCAGACCACATTCGGTCAGGAACTCGTGCTTGACTGCATCCTCATCAGGAGACTGACGATCACGCAGTAGGGACGTATCGCGACCATCGAGGTAACGGTACTTGAGGTATGGGAAGTCGATGATAATCGCCGCATTCTCCATGCCCGGAACCTGACGGAACTGAGGATGCAAGTGCACCATCAAATCGCCCGCGAAGATGTTGTAAGAAGTAAGGTTTACGCCGTAAGCCCCCTCTACAACTTGTGGAGCCCAGCGGTCTTTGCCGAACTTCTGCAAGTGGCCAGCAACCTTAGCGCCACAGAACATGATTTTCTGCTTGGAACCGAATGCAAAGATGTCTTCAATCAATGCGCGGTCAAACTGATCCTCAGTCATAACGCCAGAAGCAGTAGAGCGATCCAGTACGTTTGAGATAGC